CGGGAGGTGTCGTCTATATCCTTACGGATATAGAAGGGACTTACGTCTACGCCACTGTGATAGTGTTTTCCACAGGATTCACGGAAAGGTCCACATGTAAACGTTTTATCAACGTTCGTTGCGAAACCAACATCCGCTAGACACGCAATTAAGCGATCAGACACGTAGGTAGGACATATAATGTCATCCCCGTAAACTGAAATGTCAGATGGAAAATAGTTCAATACCTGGCCAGTACTCAGAAAGTACTCATCTTCAATAAGTATCTTGCAAGCCTTTGCTAAAGCAAAGAAGAGTAAAGATTCTAATTCAAATGTGAAGCCATTGCCCATAGCAGAGAATTTCTCCCAAGTTATGTCCGTGCCATCAGGCAAGGATCCACTTTTGGAGCGAATTCTATCCAGCCAGTAATACCATTCAGGTGGAAGTAAATCCCACACTAATCGGTCTGATATACTATCAGAAGCACTGGCTAAATCTATGGTCGATAACGCATTCGTTATGGAACCCACGAGGGCAAGCTGTTGGTTTCGAGATTGATCATTTAGATTAATCCCATACCTCTTCAGCTTAGCTCTTATATGAGTACCTACGGCACGTTGGAGATGCATATTGATATCAGGCTCTTTTGCAATAGCCCTATCAATAGTATTGTTCTTCGGTACGGTAGTGATACAGTTTCCTGCTATTATTTTTAGATCTGCCTTAAGATGTTCACCCCAAATAGGGGTAGCGAACACTACGGCGGATCCTATATTATAAGCAGACGCTGTCACTTCCACAGGCCAATTGGCATGATACTTGTAGTAAGGATTACCGTGACGGTAACTCCTACTTGTACTAGCTCCACCCGAAAACGAGGCCTTTTCGAATATAACAGAGGGATTGAATTCCCCTAATATATCCGTTATAAGGTTACGTGCTGTATGCAATATACCGTTAAGGTTGTTGCACGACCTACCGTATCCATCATTGTTGATAGAACGGCAGGAAGCTTCGGATTGGAGTAACTTCAAAATGGCTTTATCACGACGATCAGATGAACTGATCGACGTAGTACCAGAATACTTACTAAGTATTTGGTTCTTAAGATAATCCCATTTGAATTTGTACGAACCTGTAGCCCCGAGGGGTTCACAGGCAAGTGTCATAGCCGCAATGTCGGGACCGCTTAAAGCTACGGCTTTAAGCTGAGAAGCACTAGGTGCTTTTCCGGTTATGTTCGTCATAACGTTGTTTTCCATCATTGATAATACTATATACCTTACCGTTTACGAACGATCAGATGCTTGACTAAGTCAAGCACAGCAAAAATAAGCTGTATATAGTAGTTGGATTTAAGAGAAGGATGTTTAATAAACAGCCTCAAGATCGCGCATCACGCCTAGAACTGTTGGGTCCGACAAACCGTCGGTCAACATAGCTAGTATAGCGGTGCGCTCCTCTAGTGTAGTATCTCCTGGAAAGCTGAGGCGAACCTCAACTAAGGATTTACTACCTGGACTCTTAATTCCCGTGGTCGGGTCAACAACCACTTTAGTTTTTGAGAAACTAAAGTTAGCTTTATAAGTTCCATTATTATTACGACGAGTCGTAAGTTCTAATGCGTTATAAAGATTAGGTTGACCTTGTCCACGATCGATGAACAATGCTACGTCAGAGCGAATTGACTGAGGAGCGAATGAAGCATCTGTGGTGCCATTATTTAAAATGACTGGAATTGCGTTAGGCATGTAAGCCTCCCGTATAATAAGGTTAAAGTTTTAGAGAGAATGACGAGGTTTCCCGCTATATGCTATGGCCATAAGGTCAAGCACGCGGTCAAGATCGCCGAAACCCTGAAAAGGGTTCTTCATCTCTGGTAATGGCAAAGTGAGTCTAGTTAAGACCCACCGCCTGTACCCATCTACAGTTAACAGTAAACTGTCATACTTGTAGCTGGGATAGGTGCTCTCCTTGATTGCTTTGTTAACTTTACCGGCGATCCTTACGGATTGTGAACCGGTAATAAACTCCACATTTGGTAGTACGTTGATGGCCTTAAGCCAGTCACCGACCCCAAAAGCCCAATCGACGACAAAACTTAGGGTAATCCTTTCCCACCACATAGAAGCGGTGTTGAGGTCTAAGCTGTCTTTTGCAAGCTGTATACGGTTCTTAACCCGCATAATAGCCTTCATACGATGGGTGGCGCGACCAGAACAAGTGTGAGTGGTAGAACCGCTCTTACTCGTACTGGCAAGGTTTTCATATATCTTAGCACTGACAGGGATTTCCCAGTCAGTGTTAATGCCGATACCCTCTTCGGTTACCTTTATAAGGTCCTCAGCGGATATGAGCAACGGTCTAATAGCATATCGAGATTCAAGCCATAATTGACTTGATTTATCTGCGATTGTTCTAAGAGACTGGAGTTTCTTACGAGCGCGCTTAGTTTTAGATTTAGAAAAACCTAATTCTTTTGCCACGCCTTTAAGATCACCTCGAGATATATGAGAAACCACGCGCCCTATAAGGGACACCCTACCTGCCAAATAAGTGACGGTTTCGTCAAGTTCGGCTAATTCAGAACCCAATGAGAAATTACTTGCTGCTATCTTATTTAAAAGCTTAACAGTAAGTGCATTCTGCATATTAAGGGGGTACGAGATGACGTTAGAGGGGGAAGTATAACCTCCACCTGTGACATACTTAAGGTAATCCATGCTACTATTGCTAGTAACATTGAGACCGCCAGAGTATCTCTCAATACCTATTTTACCGCTTTTCCTATTGTTAGCGGCTAAGGTCACGTTCATCACCTGATAAGGGTAATTTGAATGACCATTGCCTTTGACAACAGGGGATGTCTTGTACATCCATTGGTAAACTTGGTAGACCGATGACATACGTGTGTAAGGTATATAACCTTCACGGAAGTAATCATGAGTATATAAAGCGTACCTGAAAAAGGTTCTCGTTTTTAAGCCCATAATTAATTATCCTCCGCATACGTTGTGTGTCAACTCTGAATTACGGCAATATGATTGCCGAGGTGTATTTAAATGACAATAATTTGTCACCTGAGCCCTAATAGGCCCAGTAGATTAACCCCAGTTCAAAAGCAAAGCTAAGCTTTGAAAATGAATGGAGCAGACCAAGAATTCTTGGCCTGGCATACCTCCGAGTCAAAGAC